ATGTTTGATGAAGAGGCTGGTAAGATATTGGACGAACAGAGTGGTGTAAGTAAATCATCAAAACATAAATGGAATGGAGACAATAATTCCCAAATATATGGTAAGTATGAAAAAGGAATTAGAGAGGCAACCTACGATGATAAAGGTGGAGCATCAAGGTTCTTTTATTGTCCCAAAGTATCCAAGAAGGAACGAAACGAAGGGTTAGATGATTTTGAGGAAAAAGAAAGTGTATTACCAGGTAGAAATACTTTTGATGAAAATGGAAATAGGTTAAGGGCTGATGGCTCAATTATTCCACCATTAGTAAGTAAGAACAATCACCCAACAGTTAAACCAATTAAACTTATGGAATATCTTATCACACTTGTAACACCAAAAGGTGGGATTGTGTTAGAACCATTTATGGGTTCAGGATCTACAGGGATTGCAGCAAAGAACTTGGGAATGTCTTTTATTGGAATTGAAAGAGAAGAAGAGTATTTTGAAATTGCTAAACAAAGAATAAATAAAAACTAATATGAACCTATCAGCAAAACATAAAGCGTTCTGTGATGAGTATTTGGCAAATGGTCTAAATCAAGTTCAAGCCTACAAATCTGTCTATAAGTGTAGTGATAAAGCAGCACAATCTAACGCTACAAGAGTGATGGAAAATGAGGGAGTTAGACAATACCTCCAAGAACAACAAGAAAAGACGGCAGAACGATTAGAAATAACCCGTGAGTTCTTAATTAAAGAATACTTGGAACTAATAGAATCGGCAAAGACAGACGAGAACTTTATAGACAGGGGGAATTGGAATAAGTCACTGGCTCAACTAGCAAAACTATTGGGATTAGACGCCCCAATCAAACAGGACATCACCATATCAGAACAACCATTATTCTTGGATGACGACACAGAAGAATAAATATTTTATTATATCAATATCAGCCCTCATTATAGAAATATGTTCTACATTTTATATTAGAAGTGTGGCTAATGGTAATTTACCTATGATGTTATTTTTTGCTGGTATAAGTCCATTTCTTGGATTACCATTTTTGGGTTATATGATTGAAAGTAAAACTTGGAAAGAACGAATAAAACAATCCTTCGCATTAAGTATCGGTTATTGTATAGGTGTTATGGTAGTAATATGTTTTATCAAATGACGACACAGAGTAAGTTTATTTATACTTCAGCTTTAAGAAAAATTAGACAGATGAAATCCCGTATTAAAGTAATACAGGGTGGAACATCAGCATCAAAGACATTCTCAATACTTGCAGTCCTAATTGATAAAGCAATCAAACAACCTGGTTTAGAAATATCTGTTGTATCAGAATCAATCCCGCATTTGCGTAGAGGAGCGAATAAGGACTTCCTGAAGATTATGAAAGAGACAGGTAGGTATATCCCTTCTAACTACAACAAAACTCTCTTACGATATGAGTTTAGTAATGGATCTTATATTGAGTTCTTCTCCGCAGATGATGAATCACGATTGAGGGGCGCAAGAAGAAACATATTGTATGTGAATGAGTCTAACGCTCTAAATTACGATGCGTTCCTACAGTTACAAATTAGAACAGATGGGGACATATACCTTGACTACAACCCCACCTCATCGTTTTGGGTTCATACAGAAGTTCTAACACAACCAAATACAGAACTATTAGTCCTAACATACAAGGACAACCAAGCTCTATCCAACGAGATTGTAAAACAACTTGAAGCAAATAGAGAAAAAGCAAAGACATCTACCTATTGGGAGAATTGGTGTAGGGTATATCTTGATGGAGAGATAGGACAAATTGAAGGAACAATCTTTAGTGATTACGAAATCATAGATAAAGTCCCTGAAGAAGCAAGTTTGTTAGGATATGGGTTGGACTTTGGATACTCACAAGATCCAGCAGCACTCATAGCCTTATACAAATACAACGAGGATATTATTGTCGATGAACTTGTATATCAAACAGGATTATTGAACTCTGAACTTGCATCAATAATGAAACAGAACAATATTACAGAAGAAGTATTTGCTGACTCAGCTGAACCAAAATCAATTCAAGAGTTAAAGAGATTTGGTTTCAAGGTCAAACCTGTTGAGAAGGGTAAGGATAGTGTGAACTATGGTATTCAAATCCTACAACAAAAACATATGCTAGTAACAAGACGTTCTAAAAATCTACTCAATGAGTTTGAAAAATACATGTGGAAAAGATTAAGAGATGGAGGATATGATACAACCCCCATTGATGCATATAATCACGCCTGTGATGCTTTAAGATATGTGGCAATGATGAAGATTGGAGCAAGAAAAGAAGCAAGCAATAAACCAGTGATGAGGTTTTTATAATCTACAAAAACATTTGGTATAGCGATATATTTATTAAAAGAAACAAAATTATGATTGAAGTTAAGATTAATATGGATGGTAATGAAACCATTTATAGTTTCCCTGAAAATTGGGATGAAGTTACTGTAAGACAATTTGCTGAGTTATATAAGACAAGCAACCCAAATAATAATGATTTACTTGGGGCTGTGAACATTATATCATCTTTAGCTAATATCCAACAAGATGTCTTATTACAGATGGACATAAAAGATTTCAAGGAATTATCAAACAAACTTACATTCATAACAGAAGAAATCCCAAAAACAGAAGTTGAATATTTGGAATTGAATGGTGATAGATATTATCTATACACAGAATTTAATAAGTATACAACAGGAGAAGTTATCACAATTGAAACTCTTATGGAGGGAGCACAAAACGATATAAATAAAATCATTCCTGAAATATTGTGTTTGTTTTTAAGAAAGAAAGATGAGAATGGAAACTTTGAGAAATTCACAACAGATATGTTAAGAAGAAAAGAGTTATTCATGGACGTACCTGTATCCAATATTTATCACTTGTTTCTTTTTTTTTCAAATGGAAGCAATACATCTATAAACAATACGAAGGATTATACAAGCAACAACGACCAATCCAAGATCCTGAAGGAAGATTTACAAAGAAACTAAAAGAAAAAAAATTAGATGATAGGTATAAATGGTTAGATTTCGTTTATACCCTAATGGAAAAGATGAGAGAACCTGAAGAAAAAATATATGAAAAGAATTATATTTCTTGTTTGAACTGGCTAAGTTATTTCAAAAACAAGGAAGATATAAAAGACAAAAATAGTTTGTAATGCCAATAACAAGTATTATATCATTAAATCAAATAATTGACTGGTTCCAAAATTTCCAAGAAAATCACTATTTTTTAAAAGATTTTGGTTTTGGTGAGCCATATGATATTGGAACTTCAAGACAAATGACCTTCCCTTACATGTGGGTTACAATGAATGAGGATTCAAATATCGCAACAGGGTCTAACGTTAAATCAGCAATCCCCGATATATCTTTTTCCATTATGTTTATGGATAAGATTAACATTCAAGAGAATTACTTGGATACAAATGGTTTCCCATCTGATAACTCACAAGAGATATTAAGTGATACTCTACAATGTCTTCAGGATTTAATCACCGAGATACAACAGAATTGGGGTCAGTATGGGGTTTTAATTTCACAAGATGTGTCATTTTATCCTGCTGTTGATGAAACAACTGACAAAGCGACAGGTGTTGTTGGTAGATTTGTTTTAAGAACAAGACAAGTCAACTGTGTAATTCCTGAAGATCCTACAACAATTGTTGTTCAACCTCAACAAGCAACATTTGCAACACTTCTTACTTGTGAAACATTACCTGATTGTCCTATCTTTCAAACATATGCTTATACAGGAGGGACATTTACAGGTTCAACACTCACATTAAAATCTTTAAATGGTAATACATTAACTGTAACAGGATTTACAGGTGGTGGTGGAAGTGGAACCTCAGGTACATCAGGAACGTCTGGCACAAGTGGAGCAAATGGTACGAGTGGAACTAGTGGAGCAAATGGTTCTAATGGAACGTCTGGCACAAGTGGAGCAAATGGTTCTAATGGTACCAGCGGAACTAGTGGAGCAAATGGGACAAGTGGAACTTCAGGAACTAATGGAACGAATGGTTCTAATGGAACGAGCGGAACATCTGGCACAAATGGTCTATCAAATTCATTTTTTAATTATAGAGCAAAAACAAATATAATAAGTGGAGATCCTACTACAGAATATATTATTTGGAACAATGCGACTCAATCATCAGCAACATCAATTAGTATTAGTGACACAGACCAAAAT